GGATAACTTCGGACGCGCCGGACTTGAAATGGGTAAGGCGCTGGAAATCGGAAGCGATGCTATAAAGCAAATGGCTGATAATATGGATGGTTCACTAATCCTGACACAGGATAATGTGGACGCAGCCCGTGAATATGAAATTGCTTTAGACGAAATGAATGATACCGTTATGGGGTTAAAAGTAGCGGTTGGTAATGAATTGATTCCTGTACTTACAAAAGCAGCGGAATCATTTTCAAATATGATGAATTATATACCTGATAATATAAACGGACTTGAAGACCTAAACGAAAAAGTAAAGTCTGGAAAAATATCATACGAACAATATAAAGGCGCTCTTGATAATGTTCTTGATTCGCTTCACGTTGCCATTGACGAAGAAGGCAATCTAACCGCAACCAGAAGGGGAGCGGAGGACGCTGTTGACGCCTTGAAAGATTCGACATTTTATTATTCCGAAGAAGCTTATAACGCGGCATTAGCAACTGAAGAATGGGATGACCACGAAAAGAAACTTGCTGAAAGGTTCAAAAAAGAATCTGTACCAGCGATTGATGAGATAAAAGACGCTACTAATAACGCAGCTGATGCAATGAGAGAATATAGCGAAGAATTATTATTTGCAATTGCTTCACAAGGGTTAACAGATGAACAGGCATTGGCTTTAGCTTATTCAATGGGACTTGTTGACGAAAATACCGTCATGGCTACTGAAAAAACGAAGCTATATAAAGATTGGTTAGACAAAAAACTAATCACCGAAGGGGAATATTATGAGCTTGTTAAAAAAGTAAATACAGAAATAAAGAACCTTCCTGCCAGTAAAACATTTGACTTATTTATAAATATTCACGGTCTAGACGGGATAGAAACACTAACCTCAATGGGTGGTGGTGGATCTTCAGGCGGCGGCTTTGAAGCTAAAGCGCTTGGCGGTGCCGTTCGTGGTGGTCAACCTATCCAATGGGGCGAGTACGGACGTCCTGAAATGCTTATCACACCATCCGGCGGCGGACAGGTAGTCAACGCGCAACAGATTGTCGAAGCGATGCGCTCAAGCGGTATGGACATCGGAAACAAGGGTGTGACCATCCAGCAGCAAACCATCTACACAAGTACGCGAGCCGACCTTATCCAGTACAGTATTGAGCGTGCGAGAGGATATGCACTATGACACTAACCAATTACAAACTATTTGCAATCAGACCGAAGGCGACAACGAACCTTTGTACCAATCCTAGCTTTGAGACAGGCACAACGGGCTATACCACGGGCGGTACAAACACCATCGCCACAAGTGCAACCGTACAAAGACGGGGCGTGTATTCCTGCAAGTGTACTTTCGCTGACAACGATTTAACACTATCCTATGCAGCCACACTCACGGCGGTTGCATATGTTGGTACGATTGATATTTACATTCCGACTGCTTATGACGGGACAGAATTAACGCTTACCTGGACGGGTTATACAAGCGCGACCGTTACCGCTGGCAAGCCTGATATGACCATCCGTGACCACTGGCAAAGAATATCTGCTTACATTACACCTGTTGGCGGTGACCTTGCAGGAACGTTGACATTATCCGAAACGGGTACAAATGGGACGGCTGGCATATTCGTATATGTTGACGGAGTTCAGATTGAAACTGGAACGGCTGCTACTACTTACCTTGACGGTGACATAGAAGGTAACATCAACACAGGCAACGTGCTTGAATACTACTGGGGTGGACAGGCTCATGCAAGTATAAGTTATCGTACAGCTAACACACGTTCGGGCGGTGATTTAATTGACATCTCCGCTTATTGTAAAAATATTTTATTGGAGGGATTAGGGGTAGCACCTGTTGACCATGTGGCAGTACCACTGACAAGCGGCGGTGAAACTTATCTATATTCTAATTACACATCGAGATACTTCACACTCAAGGTAGTATTTGAAGGCTCGCACATTGGTGACATTCAGGCGAAACGAAAGGCATTATTAGACCTTATCAAGCCGGATGTAACAGGTTACGCGCAACCGCTGGTATTGAGGTATCAGGGCTATACCGACGCGGGCAAGCTGGCAAGCGAGCCGGTGGATATAAAGTGTCAGTATATCAGCGGACTTGACAGCGCTCCACAAATGCGATTTGCACACTTTGCAGATATTACATTTAGGTTGTCAGATGTTGCACTTGAAAGTGACGGGGATGTTGGGGCTGGATTGACATTAAGCGCTGAATTAACAAGTGCTGATTATATTGTGTATCAGGATAGGGACGGCGTATGGCATAGTATGGCAGGGGTGACAGGTAATATATATACAATAGCACAACATCCAATCACAAAGGAAATTTATATTGCTGGTGCTGGTTTAGACATTGGTACTGATGCTGATGCTGATAAATTAGCAAAGTGGAATGGTACTGCCTGGGTTGCAGTAACTGCTGGTTTTGGTGGACTTTATACAATAAATGAAATTTTATTTGATTCTTCTGGAAATCTTTATATAGTTGGAGATTTTGAAAATATAGGTGATGCTAACGGTGATAACATTGTCATGTGGAACGGTTCTGCATTGTCTAGTTTGGGAACTGGTTTAAACGGTGGTGCTAATACTCTTGCACTAGATTCTTCTGGTAATTTATATGTTGGTGGTGGTTTTACACTTGCTGGTGGCGTTGCTAATACTGTCAGGATTGCCAAATGGGACGGTTCTGTTTGGACTCCGCTATCAACAGGAATAAGTGGAACTGTTACAAAGATTGTAATTGATAAAAATAATAATCTTTATGTTGTTGGTAATTTTACAAATCAGGGTGATGCAAACGGGGACTATGTTGTCAAATGGACGGGTTCAGCATGGGTTAGTTTAGGAACTGGTTCAAACGCGTTGTTAAATGCCGCTGTTTTAGATGAATCTGGTAATTTATATGTTGGTGGTAACACGACTGCATTGGGAGGGGTAACTGTTGGTTATTGGGGACGCTGGAATGGTAGTAAATGGGAGACGTTAGGGGATGGCGTTAATAATTATGTTTATAGAATTATTGAACACAATAATTCAATATATTTATCTGGTGTTTTCACAAGTGCTGGTGATGTTACTTTATCTGATAGAATCGCTGAATATTTAGGTAATGGAATATATAAACCATTAGATATAAATTTACCAGGTTCGCCAATAGTATATAGTTTATTATTTGACAATCTAGATAATCTCTATCTTGGATATTCAACCGCTGGCACTGCAACCGTAGCAGGTGTTACAACCGTCAATAATCCATCAGCGACATCCTATCCAGTATTAGACTTTACAGGCGTCGGGGCAATTCAGCAAATCAATAATTACAACACAGGAAAGGCTATTTTCTTCAACAGCCTCACTCTTTTATCAGGTGAAGTAATTACATTGGACTTACGTCCTGATAAACTTACCATGACATCTAATTTCAGGGGCAATGTAAAGGGTTATCTCGTTAAGGGTAGTAACTTAGACTTTCCACTTATACCTGGTGATAACAAAATCGCCGTATTTATGACGGGGACAGATGCAAGCTCTGGAGGAGTGATAAAGTATAAGACGCGCTTGCACGGATTGGACGCGGCACAATATGAGTAGTTATCAGATTGTTATCAAGACGGATGAAGGGCTGGAAGTAAAGCGACTGTCACAAGTTAACAGCTTACGGGCTGGAAGATTTGACAGGGCAATGATGCCTTGTGAGATTACAATACCGCAAATGCTGACACCGAACGATTTCAGCAAGGACATGATTGTCGAGATTTGGCGCGATAATGGCGACGGTTCGATTACACTGGACGGTGAAACGGGCTACTTCCTGAGACGTTGGGACTTTTACCGCGATAGCAGCGGACAGGATATGATTTATCTGTATGCACTGGACGGGAATTACATCATTGACGGGCGCGAAGTGGAGTATGACGCGGAGTCAACACAGGCTACAAAATCCGGCGTTGCGTGTGACGTTATCAAAGAGATTATTGATGAGAACTTTGTCAGTGACGCGGTTGATACAAGCCGCAATCTGGCAGCGACATATTTTACAATTGACGGTGACGACGGGGCGGGGGGTACAGTCACAAAGGCGTTTTCGAGACAACAGGTATTATCTACCGTGCAAGCACTTGTGGATCAATCGCGCAATGAGGGGACATGGATCACGTTTGACGTTGTATATGACGGGGCATTACCTTTCACGTTCAAGACGTTTACCAATCAGCGCGGCAACGACCTAAGAGAGTCAATCACCTTATCAGTCGAAGCAAATACACTTGTTTATCCGGCATTGTCATTTGATTACACCAATGAGAAAACCGCTGCTTATATAGGCGGTAAGGGTGAAGGAACGGCGCGATTAGTTGGGACGGCTACCAGTGACGCTATCAATGATTCTGTATGGTCACGGCGTGAAGTGGTGACACAGAACTTCCAGGTGACAACCGAAGCCGGATTGGATAATGAAGCAAGGGAATTTTTGAACAAGAATAAGGGTAGGATTACACTGACAGGACAGATAGCA